CAAAAGGCCAATTAAAAACCATGATCGATGCAGCACAACAATTGCATGATATGTTATCTGATGACGAAAACATGCCAGAGTGGGTTCAATCAAAGATTACTAAAGCCACTGATTATATTGACACCGCAAGAGATTATATGAAGTCTCAAGATGGTGAAGAAGTCAACCAGCAGGAAGCATGCTGGGATACTCATAAGCAAGTTGGTATGAAAAAGAAAGGGAATAAATTAGTTCCTAATTGTGTACCAAAAAATGAAAGTATTCCACCTGAAATAGTAGGCGCTGCAATTGCTGCACCTATGGTTGCCCAAGGTGCTAAGCATGCTATAAAAGGTGCAGCTAAAGCTGTTAAGGGTTTATATAAAGGTAAAAAAGCAGTAAATAGAGCTGGTGAAAAACTTGCTAAGAGAGTAATTAAATGAAATACAAAACATTAGAAGAAGCGGTGATTGACGTTTTATCTAAACCACAAAAGGTTGCTCCGATAAGAAAAAAGCTATCGCCTTATTTACTACATAAAAAACAATTTCCGGGTTGTAAAAGTAGAACCTGTACAGGAGAATGTCAAAATGAAAAGTTTTAAACAGTTTTGCGAAGGTTCAGAAACATGGGAAGCTGGTTATAAGCGCCGTGTTGTAAAAACAACTAAACCTGAACATAAAGAAGCCGGACATAATTGGCGTATTAAAGGTAAGGATAGACCTGAAATTTCAATTAAGTTATATAAAGAAAAGCCATCACAGGCAGAATTTAATAAACAAATGAAAAGAGTAGCGGGGCACGAGTTCGGTGGATAAATTTAGTAAATATACAGAAGAACGAATTGATGCAATTTGCGAAGAGTGTAATCTATACGAAGATATAGAAATCACCGAGTCAGAGTTTGAAGGTAAGAAAGTCAAGCTTAACGATCCTATTCGCACATCTGAAAATCCAAATAAGAAATTTAAAGTATATGTAAAGAACGAAAAAGGCAACGTAGTTGTTGTTCGTTTTGGTGATCCAAACATGGAAATTAAAAGAGATGATCCAAAACGCCGGGCATCATTTAGGGCTAGACATGGTTGTGATAATCCAGGTCCTAAATGGAAAGCAAAATATTGGTCGTGTTACCAGTGGCGGGCCGGCGCAAACGTAGATAACTAATAAATAGTTTAAATTAGATAGAGGAAATATAAAGATGGATTTTCAAGAAGCACTTATTAAAGCACTAGATACACGCTTAGAAGAAAAGAAAATGGATCCTGTTGGTCAAGCTGACGCAGATATTGATAACGACGGAGACGTTGATGATTCAGATGAATATCTTCACAAACGTCGTAAAGCTATTAAAAAAGCTATGAAAGAGCAGGAAGAAGCTCGCTTAGCAGAAGAATAAATCAAGAAACCCAAATAAGGAGATAAAAACAAATGGCACTTTGGGGAAAAACCGACGCATTAGCTTCCGTACCAACATGGTTAGAAGACGATGCTAATAACACAAACAAATCAAATGACCGTGATAATGCGGTATTTGTTGACCTTGAGGAAGCGGCTGTACCAGCTAACCGCGCAAAAGGATTGACAGGTCCAGGATGGTGGTTGTACCACACATCAAATGGCCGTCATTATGCAGAATGCTTGGTACCAATGAAAGTAGCAGCTGCTGATGCAGGTGACTTAGGTGTGACAGGTCTAGGCGATGACGCAATCGTTGTTGATCCTTCATAAGTAAAGAAATAACATATAATGATATTGACAGAATCAACCTTTCTGTTGTTTGCAGCAAAGCATTATGAAAACCCACATTGTTCTGATATAACAGAATTTGAAGATGATTTAAAAAGATTTCAGTATCTTCGAAAGTTATTTGTCAGATATAAACAAGATGGCGATTTGAAAGAGAGGTTGATTCTCAATCATCTGATTGTCATATATAATGTATTCGGCTTAGAAGCAACTAATATACTATTCATGAAATTAAAAGAGTTTCATGTTTACTTAAAGCCATTTGTAGAATATTTGAATTTTATGCCAGAAAACATTGTATATGAAGATGTTGTTATAAACAAAAATGATATAGATTCAGATTTTCTCATAATAGATAAACTCAAAGGAATATGACCTATGGTCGTCGACTTATTTTTAGTATACCAATTTATTAGGCGTCTTGCCACACCTTTTAACAAATGGAAAGCATTTGATTTAGGTATTATCGATAAAGATGGTAAGGTACTAATTAAAAGAAAAAACTTTACTAAAAAGGTGCAATCAGATAACTGGGGCACTTTTGATATTATGATTGCTAATTTAAAGAAACTTCTGGCTAAAATTCCAGGAGGTGGTTCAAAACTAGCATCATACGCTGCTGCTCTTTTTCTAATTAAAGAATTCAAAGCTTTTTCTGATGACTCATTACTTAATGAAGACATGTCTGATGAACAACTAGATGAATCAATCCATTTGTTTTCTAGTAGATATAACTATTATACCACACTGAATGAAGATGTCAATAGTTTAAATGAAAAAGCTGAACTTTTTTTAGAAAAGCTAAAAGCATCTGATGATATGGGAGATTGGATTGACGATTTCTACAAATCAGACGCACCACAGTTTAAAGGCAAGTCAAAAGAAAAACGACGTCAAATGGCAATTGCTGCCAAGTTGGCGGTTGATGAATCATTAGAAGAAGCCGCTGCTCCTCGTTGGAAGAGAGCCGGTAATAATGGAGAAATACAAGCCACTATTGGTGGTGAGAAATATCAAATCGAAAAAGCACTAGACCATAATGAACGCCATAAAGGTGAGTGGAAAGTTATGGTTTGGGATAAACGTAGAAGCAGCTGGGAGTGGGAAACCACTGAGTACGGTAAAGCCAACGCTAAAGATTGGATTATGGATAGACTAAAAGAATCAGCTACTAATATGCGCACTTTAAAACTTATAGATAAAATTAAAAAGTCTGGTGTTGTAAAATCTGGTTCTATGGCCAAAAAGAATATAGACACTAAACCAGAAACAAAAGAAGAACCAACTAATAATGTTGGTACAGGTAATATTGCAGGCATGGATGCCGGTCACATGTCAAAAGCCGCTCAAAAAAAGTGGACTAAATCAAATAAAACTAAAAAGAAAAAATTAAGAGATATTATGGGAGTACCTAAACAATGATTACATTAGAACAATTTACTGCAATGATTCCAAAGAACAAAAATCCTAAAGCTTGGTATGATGCTGCTGTCCCTGCATTTGAAAAATATGATATTACTACGACAAATAGAATTGCGGGTTTTATGGCACAGTGTGCTCACGAGTCACTAGACTTTACTAGACTAGAAGAAAACTTAAACTACAGCGAAAAAGCGCTCAACTCAGTCTTTGGCCGTTATTTCGGAAAGGGCAAAAGAGATGCTAAAGAATATGCGCGTAATCCTGAAAAAATTGCAAACTACGTTTACCAAGATGAATTCCGCAGCAAACGAGGCGCTATGGGCAACACCACTGCCGGTGATGGGTGGAGATTTAGGGGCCGTGGCATTAAGCAACTTACAGGTCGAAACAATTATACAGCGTTTGGAAAATCAATCGGAATGTCAGCAGAAGAAGCAGCAGACTATGTCGCAACCGAACGAGGAGCTCTCGAGTCAGCCTGCTGGTTCTGGGCAACAAACAAACTTGACAAGTGGGCCGACAACGGCGACATTAAAGGGTTGACAAAAAAGATTAATGGTGGTACAATTGGTTTAGAAGATCGTACTCGTCGTTGGGAAGAAGCATTAGCTATCCTTGGCGGTGAAGTACCGGCTCCTAAGAAAACCAAGTCTTCTGCAGTTCGTACACTTCGTAAAGGTATGAAAGGCGATGATGTTGCTAAAATGCAAAAGGCTATTGGCGTAGGTGCTGATGGTGATTTTGGTTTCGGAACCCTTACTGCTGTAAAGAAATGGCAAAAACTAAATGGCTTAACTGCTGATGGTATTGTAGGCCCAGCTACTCAAGCTAAAATGTTTAATTAATATAAATAGAGTATGAATAATTAAATTAAAAGGAGACTACAATGTCACTAGAAAACATTATTAAAAACGCAATGGAAAACAAGCCTTTAGATATGAAAGAGGCCTTCCAAGAAGAAATGCAAACTCGTATCGCCGCCGCTTTGGAAGAAAAGTACAAAAAAGCGATGAAAGAGGAAGACGACGAAGATAAAGACGACGACGATGAAGACAAAGATGAAGATGATGATGACGACGATGACGAAGACGAGAAATAAGTCTTCTTAAGGTATGGCTAAACTATATCTTCTTCTTATCATAGCAGGTATATTGGGCGGTGGCTACTATGCGGGCAAATCTTATTATGATTGGTCGCAGGAAACCATCGCCACTTTGCGTACTAATAACGTACAGTTAAAAGACGCAGCAGAAACTCTACAGAATACAGTAGATGAAATGGTTGCGAACGCAGCACGTAATGAAGAACTAAACAAAAACCTTACAAGACAATTGCAGGAATCTCGCGAATATTTGAATACACTGCAAAGTAAATTTGCAAGGATTGATTTAGACATGGAAGCTTTACAGGATCCTAAGGACCTAGAAGAAAGAGTACAGAATGCAGTTAATAGACTTATCGAAGACATCGGTAAAGACACCTCTCCTCCTACTAATGACGATGACGCTACTGACGGGGTGCCTGGGCAGGACACCGGAACCGACAGTAGTAGTACAGACTGAGTATCAAAAACAAAGTGTGCCTATTCAGGGAAGGCCGGCAGCGGTTAACTTTCCTCCAACTGAATGGCTGGTTATTACTGAGGAAAATCTTGATGAACAGATAGCTAAGTTAAAAGATAAAACTGGAAACTTTGTTGTTTTTGGTATAGACTCAAAGAGTTATGAAAACCTTGCAGTAGGAATTGGAGACCTTAGAAGATATATTAACGAGCAAAAAGCTATAATTGTTTACTATGAAGAGGCATTAAAAGAATAAATATTGACATATAATTAAGTTGTGATACAATAAAGGGGTAGTGATTCAATGCCCCTTTTTTTTAATTTAATTACGGAGTTAGCCACAAGCCTCCGTTATCAAAAGGCATAAAAGGAAAAAGACGTTGTCAAATACGAAGTCAAATTGGGAAACAGATATCGCCCTAATTAAATCAGATATCAAACAGATACAAAAATTCTTCAATAAAGTTGAAGACTCAATGGACATGATGGTTGACTTGTCTAAAAACGTTGCTGTGCAAAATGAAGTCTTAGAGTTTACTAAAGAAAAGCTTGACGACGTAGAAAAGCTCTGCGAAGAAACAAAACGTACTGACGAATTACGTATGAATGTTTTAAGCGATAGACTTGAAGAGTATAGAAGATCAAGTAAAGATGATCACCAAAGACTGGCAGAGCATAACGCAACTAAAAGAAACGATAACGTTAAAGAAATACTTGAAAGTTTAGATAGAATGGAAAGAGCCGTTCACCAGAGAATTAATGAACAGCAGAAAAAAATTAATCATCTTGAAAACTGGCGTTATTATATCATGGGTGTGAGTGCCGTTATAATGGTATTCATTGCAAAATGGTCTTGGCCTGATTTATTTGGCTAATATGTTTAATCAACGGTTGACATTTGGGCCTGATCCAATTATAATATAACTAATACATAATGATTCTGGTGAGAAATGGTAGATTTTACAGATTTAAAGTATGCACAAATGATGTCTGGCAGGCTAGACAACTTTCGCATACGAAATACTAATCCCTATAAAATTAATTTTAGGTGTCCTATATGCGGCGACTCTCAAAAGTCTCGCAGTAAGGCCCGTGGTTGGCTTCTAGAAAGGGAAAATAAGTTTTCCTTTTATTGCCACAACTGTGGTGCTAGCCAAGGTTTCTCGTTCTTCCTAAAGGGTCAGGACCAACAGCTATACAACGATTATATAGCAGAAAAATTTGTTGCAAATACGACCACTAAAGATACAAAAGAAGATAGTGTCGAACAATTTAAAACTAAAGCACCAAAGTTTAATAAAACCTGCCCTCTTAAAAAAATCAAAAAGATTAGTCAACTCAAGCATGATCATCCTGTAAAAAAATATATTCAAACTCGGAAAATACCTACTCAACATCACTATAGGTTATATTACGCTCGCCACTTTAAAACCTGGATCAATAGTATTATTCCAAACAAGTTTGAGCATGTCGGTAAAGATGAGCCTCGTCTCATTATACCATTTATGGATGAGAACGGAAAATGTTTTGGTGTCTCGGCCCGAGGTTTTGATCCTAAAGGAATTAGATATATAACTATAATGTTTGAAGAAAGACCAAAAATATTTGGCCTTGATAAAGTTGACTTCTCGCAACCTTACTATATTACCGAAGGGGCCATTGATAGTATGTTTCTTGAAAACGCTATTGCTATGAATGGTGCAGAAGGTAATGGCAACTCGGCATCTGAAAGTGCAATATATGTATTTGATGCTGAACCAAGAAATAAAGAAATACATTCCCGTATGGAAAAGGTTATTAAAGCAGGTTATAAAATTTGCATATGGCCTGACGATGTTCCGGGTAAAGATATTAACGAAATCTATTTAGCAGGATTTGATCCTGAAAAGTTGATTGAAGATAACACCTATCGTGGATTACAAGCAGAATTGAAACTCAGCGCATGGCGCAAATCATAAGGATATAAAATGAAAGTAAGATTAATTGGATATACGCAGCCCGCTGGAGGTGAGTTTATTGGTTTGGACGATGTACAAGATTTGATTGCATATTGTGCTCGTGTTTCAAACCCAACAAATCAGTTGAACCAAGAGACAGCACCTAAGCTATTAAGTTACTTAGCAAAACATGCTCATTGGTCTCCATTTGAAATGGCAAATGCTACTATGGAAGTTGAAACTACACGAGACATAGCACGCCAAATGCTACGCCACCGTTCGTTTGCATTCCAAGAGTTTAGTCAACGATATGCAGATCCTGCTCTTATGGGTAACCAATTTGTAATGCGTGAAGCACGTCTACA